TCACATCACCGGGCAGTCATCGAACTCTCCAGAACGCGCATCGTTGATGATGTACGTTATCACTCCGAACACCTGACGCGATGTGTCTGATGCTTCGTTCTTATCCGGCAGACTCTCTCGCTTACCATTTTCCAGATTCTCAAGATGGGGTTGCGGGTGCGTTCTGTATCGCTTAATTCTGAACTCTCCTTCATCAGCACAAACCAGCAATGAACCATCACACGGGCTAAGTGATGCGTCGACAACGAGAATCGCCCCGCTGAGTATGCCTTCGCGATAGTATGTAGCACCTGCACGCATGAAGTACGTAGCCGATGGCCTGGTTATGATGCGCTTGTCGAGTGATATGCGTTCTTCAACGTAGTCTGCTGCCGGGCTCGGGAATCCCATGATGCACCTCCGATAGTTACTGTATGTAAATACAGTATTATTGATCGGTGGCGGTGATCAAGATGTAGGAAGCAAAAAGCCCAGATGACTGGGCTTTGTCGTTTGTTTAGGCTCGTGATATCAAAGACTAATCTTTTTTGCTTTTTCGTTTGTCGCTGATATCGTACTCATTTGATGCAAAGATTGCCAACATGATTACGTCTACAGATATGGCGATCATGTCAACCTTGTTCCACCCAAGAAGCATAGAAAAAAGGCTTACAACGCTTAGCAGTGCTGCAAATCTTATGATGTTATTGATAGCTGTTCTCATGTAACAATCCGTTTTTGATGCTGATGGCAAGCCAAAACCGTAAATTCAGGTGTGCCCTATCATATCAAGAATCCTTCGCCATCATTGATGTTTATGTTCATGGTGGCAGAAGATTCTGCCACCTGTCACTACTTTGATTAACCAATGCCCATTATACTTGAAGCTCCTCCCATACCTCTTGCGAAGCTCTGTAGGTAAACGGTATACCATCCTGCAGGAGTGGTTATACCAGTCCAGTCCACCGACACTTTCATGAATAACCCAAACTCATTAGGAGTTGCGCCCGCGACAAAGGAAGAATCATCACCTACTTCGATGATATCCTCCAACGGCATATCATTCCCCACCGATCCTCTAGCTACTGTAACTTTTCTCGCCTTGGTTCCACAAGTTGCTGTCACAGCTCCTAGAGTACCAATTTTTTTAATTTCGCTAACCGTAAAATTATTCCCACCCGCTCCACGATAAATAACAGCCTCATAATATACCGGCCCACCGCCTTGATGATTTCCACTAATGTATAGCTTGGCAAAACCACAATCAAAATACTGATCTGCCGGATTATACGCGACACCATAAAGATCAAATGGAAGTGGAAGAACTAAGGAATTTAATGTCAGTGCGGTGGGTATATCCCCTCCAGTTGGTTTAAAATCACGATATGGGTAGCTATACGCAGCCATTTCAGTGATGCCTCTTCTTACTGATGCTGACGATCTCCTTGAAGCAAGATATCTCGGGATTGGTCTGACCGTTAATTGCATGAGGAACACACTCCCTACACCTCCACCATCTAATGGAGTGTAAAATGATATTGTTTTCCATCCGCGCCCAGAGAGCACCCCTACGTGTTTTGGCGCTCCACTTGCAGTATTTACGTTACTTATTGAAGACGCATATTTAGTTGCGTTAAGTTGTTCTGCATTGTTGCTACTACGACCTTCAGGGAAGTAATAAGGTACATTTGGTCCAGCTTGCGATAAGGTGTTCGGGTGAATTGCCACTTGAAAACCAGACGTGCTTTGCCAGCTACCTACAATATCTAGCTCCGCAGCTTCTGCATCAAGATAAAAACTAAACGAAGCAATAGCTGGAGCACTATCTAAAAACTCACCCGTTATTTTTTGCAATGTATACGCGCCACTATTGCGAGCTAAATTAATTGTACCTCTTGGGTTATAGTAACCAATGTGATCAGATCCCATTCCAGGCCACATAGTAAACTCAGAAGAAATTGGCTTGTATGAAGGCAGAAGGCCGCCTGCCATCATCATGGCAGCGATTGCCTCGCCAAGAATTGCATAGCCCTGAGAGTTAAAGTGAATTCCGTCAGATACAACAGAACTAAACTCCTTATTATTATGGACCTCTGCGCCATCAAAATAGGCGCACCCATAAATAGTTGCCAGATTTTTAATCTGGCGAGCGTAACGCTGAGCTGCCTGTGAAACCTGGCCGTAACTACCGACAGCGGGAGCAATGACAACAACACCCATCCCCCAATTGATGAAACGTTTGATATGGCGCTCCATGTAGTCGATATACTCGTCATGATTTGCCTGGTTATCTGTAGATGCGTCGTTTACGCCATACATTATGAGCGCCAGATCGCAGCTTGGGTTTGACTGCCAATCTGATTTCTCATATGCCTGCTTTGCTGTATATCCAGAAATAGCCCTGATAACCGGAGTAGCTGTCGATCCACTTTGCTCTAGTAAAAAAGCTGACAAACGCTCTGGATAAGTTGTTGTTGCGTGTCTTGCATAGTCTCCATTCTCAGGAGGTACTGTATCTGTTGTTTTGATATCAAATCCAGCTGTCAGAGAGTCGCCCTGGAAAAGCACTTTAAAGGTGCCTTTGGAGCGCACAAGATAGTCAACAGCGGCTAATTTAGTAATGCAGCGATCGCGATAACTTGCGCTTTCACGTGCATCCAATTCTGCCTGAACCGTACTTTCCTCTCCATTTGTATCTTTTGACCCAATTTTCGTTGCGCCACTGATTTGGGAAAGTTCATAACGTAGTGAAGCATCACCTACGCTCAACCATTTCCCTGGACCAATGCCACCTGTGGTGTCCGGAGTTGACCCAGCAGGAACAGTTTTAGGAAATGCTCCATCCCAGCGGTAATATTCACCATTCGCCTCAAGGCGCAGCACCTGATTTGGCAAGGTAAGAGTATTACCATCCTCAAAGCTATCCAGAGTGATGTAGCCAAATGCGGCAATAGCCTGCTGCGCAAGCCAGCGCATGCCTTCAATGGTGTAATGCTGCACACCGAATCTGTCGGTATAGGTCCAACCCATCGATGTGGCAAATTCGTCAATTTTACCCGCGTTATATTTAAGATCGCGAGGAGATTCGCTTGGTACTGGCAGATTAGTAGGTTGCGTAGCCATATTGATTCCATAAAAAAAACCCGGCGCTATGGCCGGGTTGTGGTGATCGGGATGGGTCTTATTGGTAAATCAGATCGCTATACTCAGCGAGGGTTAATGCAGTGCTACCCTTGCCGTCTGGTTGTTTCGCCGTGATAGTCCACTGCCCTGCATCGAGCTCCTGTGAGGTGGCGATAACGTACCGAGACGGAGACTGGACGTCGAAACCATCAAACAGGTTGAGCTCGATATTCGGGATTGCTGCCGTAAAGCCGAACGCAGTATCAGCACGCGGAGAAGCCGGATATCGCGCCGTGGTGGCGCCGAACGAATCCGTGACCTGCACAAACATGGTTCCGGAGAAATTGATGCGCTCACTCGTCTCAAAGTCATTCCCGAGACGCGACACGATATACCCGGCCTGCTGGTTGGTATCGTATGTGTCCGGCACCTGAACCATATCGCCAATGTTTACCCACTCTCCGTCCGCCATGGCTGTTACCTGCATGGTCATGCGTGAGTAGATAAGACGCTTGCACTCGCGCAGCGCGCGCTCGTCGGCCTGAAAGCGATTTCTGACGTACAGCATTTCGAACTTCTTCGCTTTGGCCGGCGATCCTTCAATGATGGAATTTCCGGATATCCGGTACCGGACAAAGTCCTGCTTATTGGTGTCCGGGTTGCGATACTGCACCTCTACGCCGTCATAACCGCCAGGAAGTGTCATGTCGTAGGAGAGCGAGTAACCATCAGGTTTGGTGTTTGAGCGGTTGAATATCGTGGCTGCAGATGTCTTTTTGCTGTCTCGGGTGAATGACAGCACGCCGTTGTCGTCGTAAACCGACACGCTGGCGGCATCGCAGATAGTCTCCATGCGCGAACCTAGCGACACATCCTCATCGTCAAAGGTGAAATCGAAATACCCCAGGCGCGGGTCGATAGCGTCGATTTCAGCCTGGATCTGGTACAGGCCATAAATATCAATGCTCGACTCTGGCTGCTGCCCGACGACCAGCCAGTTAAACAACGCGATATCAGCGAATTTTCGTGATGGGCGGAGCGTATAATCAACCTGCTGCGTCGTCATGTTGTAGGTGATGACATGTCGTGTGATGAGTGCGTTATATTTGCGATCGCGTGAACCGGTGGCGTTTTCTGTCGCCCGTACTTTTACCATAACCAGCGTATCGTCAGGATGGACTACGTTTGTACGCACGTTGACCGCATGAATTTCTTCAACCTGCAATTTGCTGGCGTCGCTGCTGTTATCGGTGCGCTGGAAGGATATTGCATACCGGCCATACCCTCCGACTGGAGTAATTTTATCGGTGCGATAAAACGTCTCGGAGGTGTGGTCATGTGGCGTTGTCTGCTTGTATATGAAAGTTTGCTCAGTTCCTGGTATCTGATCGTTGTTTTCATCAACCTTCCATAGCGTGACCTTCCAGTTCGTCTCGCTATCACCACCGAGCCCTGATTGCGTATGCAGCCACAACTGGCTTGAAGGAAGGGGTGAAAAGAAAGGGCCTACAATAAGCGCCGCGTTATCATTAAGGATGAATTTTGTTGTGTTTATCGTCGCGCTTTCGATCGGGATATTTGGTCCATCCAGCCGGTCGAATGTGAATGTGTAGTAAAAAACAGGATTCACAACCGCGCCGTTATTCGTCTCTGCAAAGCTAATTAAATTTGCAGAAATAGTAATATCCTCAGTTTTTGTCCCACCTGTCACAGGATAAGAAACGTTGATCGTAAAGGTAACCGGGTGTGGAAATGCCAGGTCAGCGAAGTAATCAAAGGAAGCCTGCTTGACTATCTTCATTGCTATTTGACCACCTGCATAAGTCCCGCTGATGACTGTGTTTGCCGTTGCTGTCTCTATCGGGAAATCACCACTCTCATTTAGGCCAGGCACTTCTTGCCCGTCGACGTCATCAAACTGATAGCCCTCAAATACCTGTGGAATGACAGCGCCAGGGTTAAAGATGGTATACGTCGCACCAGCCATCGACCCAAGGTTTGTTTCAGAGAACCGAACTGACGAAATGTCATAATGCCCAATGCCGAAACACATCAATTCTGTGATGTACTTGAGGTTGTTCTCATACTCAAAAAGAGACTCTTGAGTCAGGTCAGGGTAAGCCCTTATTTGCCCAAAGTTATCCGGCTTTGCTTCACCGTTGCGAGCGATGTTAGTCTGGCCCTTAAGGCTGTTATTTGGCGATGTCTTGCTGTTGCCTGAAGCAGCACTGGCATTTGGCTTCGGCATCAGTGAAGACAAAACCTTTTGCGTGAACTTGATTGGGTTAAGATGCTCAAGCGGGTTTAACAGCGTGCCAATAAGGCCGCCACCCTTTGGCTGATCGAAGACGATTACTCTGTCGCCGTCCTGAAGTACAAATTCCAGTTCATCATCGGGCTGCAGTTCTTTGCCGTTAACGTTAATACGGATATCGCGGTGAAAACTTTCCTGCTCTAGCCACTCCGAAAAAACCGTGCCGGATTTAACTACCGCCCTGTCCTTCGGCATCCCCGGAACGCGCTGAATCTCGATTACCGGCATAGGTGTAAAACTCCACTCTGGTGAATAGCTTCTGAATGGTCCGGATGGCGTCGAACCGGACGTGTCCACTTTCCCCGCGGCTATGCAGCGCGCGGCCGTCAACAATCAGGCCGACATGCACAGGCTGGCTGCCAACCCAGGCGACGAAGATCCCGTCCTCAGTGAACGCGTCAGCACGCTGCCAGAAGACGACATCAGCGCCATAGCACGTCATGAAGTCGCGCCCGGATTCGTAATCCTCTGACTGGTGGATCTCAATGCCCAGGACATGGCGGTAATATAGGACCACCAGGCCCCAGCAGTCTGCAGCCTCAAAGCTGCAGGCGCGGTTACTCCAGGGGATGCCCTCAACCCGGGTGATGAAGTCGTCTTTAAGCATTCTGAAGCCCCGGATATTCTTCGACGGTGTACAGCCGCCCGACGTTGCGATTGAGCGGGTTTACGCGCGTCAGGCTGCACGTCACGTCCTTGTCGTCCATCGAGCAGTCACTGACGTAGAGCGTCCACGACTTGATGGCCGTGGACATATCTGCTGCGTCAAATTGCTGGTACGTCGCCGAGATAGGCGTGATGCGCGAGTAGGCTTTCCACTGTTTTAGTTGCTGCTTGAAGTCCTGCGCCAACCGCCCAAATTTGACGGTGCTGTCGAGGATCGGCGTGTTGCTCTGCTGGCTTTCGGTTAATTCCATGCGGCATGGCGTGTATACCTGGCCTCCGAGCGTTTTGGGGAAAATCTGGTTATTAACGAGCCTGATGTAGCCAAAGACCGGGCTGTAAAAAGTGATGGTTTCGTACAGGATTCGGTTTGGCCTTCGGCTCTGAAATTCTCTGAGCGTAGGCATTATGGCACCTTCGGTAAAGTCTCGGGGTCGCGCCCGTCAGGATAGCCCGTGACAATGATGTCCAGCCAGGAGGCCCATGGTGGCGGCAGCTCAACGATAATGTCGTCAAACTCGTCATCGGAGTTAACCAACTCGCGCGCAATGACATCACCGCTCCACGTGAAAATGGACCCGGACTGTGACCACGACGGCCAGGAGAGAAAGTGCAATTCCTGCACCTCGACACCAGTATCGCCGGTCCCGGAGCCAAGCGGCATCGTGAACCACTGATTGCAGTTGTCGAGGTAGTTCGGGCTGCGCAACCACTGCATGAATGCACGGTGCTGGTCCTGGGTGAAGATCCACGTCAATGAGAATGACGTCTTTAGGTCGTCGGTTAATTTCTGAAATACCGGCGCCCCGACCGTAGGCTGGTCGACGCGAAACCCGGTATCGGTAGTGGGTGATTTCCCTTTCTGGGCCAGCGGCAACCAGTCAGGGTACGGAATTGGCATGTTATCCCCTTGCTTTGCGTGGTGCCTGATGGTTTTGTTGGATGGCCTGACTCACTCGACCGCCGTTATTGATATCAGCCACAATCATATCGATGGTTACCCCATTGCCGTCCTGAGTGGCCTGGGCATCAACAGTCGCGCCGGTATAGTTCTGAATGTTGATGGTGACAGGAACAGAACTACCGCCTGCACCGGCATTCATCTGCTTGTTGCTGATGACCTTGCCGTTGTCGCCGGGGATCATGTACTGGCTACCATTCGACGCCTGGTAGATTTCAGGCATGCCACCCTCACCCACCTGATACGTACGACCAGCCGATACCGGTCCGCCGTTCTTACGCTTGCCAGCAATACCACCAGCCATCGCCATAGCCGCGATAAGGGCTGCAATACCGATCGCCGCGGCACCACCGAATGAACCTATTGAGGCAACGGCCGCAGCTGGTGTCCATACCGCCATAGTGGTCGTGGCCGCCGCGGTGCTTGCAGCAGTGGTTGTCGCTAAGCCTGCAGTTTGAGCCGCAGTAGTGGTGGCAATCGCAGAGGTTTGTGCAGCGGCACCCATGACGGCGGATTTCACCCAGTCGACGCCCATCTGAACGAAGCCGTTAATCAGGCTATTCAGGGCATTGCTGGCGAGTGATTGCATTGCCTCCTGCGCCGACATGCTTCCAGTCAGGATCCCGGTAAAGGCATTGGATGCATTGCCTGCGAGAGAATCAAAGCTCGCGGCCAGCAACTCATTACCCATACTCTGGTTACGAAAAATCTCCCACTGGGCAGCGATGCGCGCCTGCTCATACTGCGTGTCAGTTGCAGCACGCAATGCCATGGCGTTCTGGTGAGTAATCAGCCCCTGCTGCTCGTATGACTGAATAAGCGCGAGTTTCTGGGCGTTCTCGTTAGCCAGCTGCTGAACAGGGTCAACTCCGCCTACAGCCTCCTGCTGTGGCGTTACAGCCTGTTGGGCCTGGATTTTCGCGAGGTTAGCCTGGTGCGTTGCCGCCAGTCGCTCTGAGGTCTGGTTGTACTGTTCCTGACTGATTTTCTTCGCTGCCAGCGCCGTATTCAGATCCTCAACATCCTGTTTGTAACTGGCGTTCTCAGCCGCTTCAGGGAGAAGCTTCTGCGCTGCAGCTTCAGCCTTAATGGCGTTTGCAGTGTCCCATTTTTTTGCTGCGTACTGACCGGCCAGAGCTATTTGCTCTTTGGTAGCGCCTTTTCCAAGCGACTGCTGCGCAGTCAGGATCGCCTGCTCGCGACTCAGCTTGTTCGTTGAGTCTGCCGCCAACTCCGATTGCTGCTTGAGGTTAGCCAGCTTCTGGGCAATAGAATCAGCCTGGGAAGCCCCCTTCTTCTGCTCGGACTGGAGAGTCTTCTGTGCCTGCGTATTTTTGTACGTAGCGGCAGCATCATCTTCCATCTGCTTGGCATGCGGATCATCCTTCGCAAACCCGGCATCTTCGGCAGCGTATTGCGCCTGCAGCCGTGCGCGGGCCTCCCCCTGCAACTTCGACAGCGCAAGATTGCGCTCAGACTGCTTGATGAGGTTCTTCTGCCCGGCCGTAAGGTTGTCGGTGGACTTGTTCAGGCTGTCGACGTTGATTTTCGCGTTGGCCGCCTCTCTTGCCAGATCGACAAGCTTACCTGCCAGTTCAGCAATGGCTGACTGCCCGTCTTTGGATGATGACTTCATTTCCTGGAGTTTTTTCGCCAGTTCCTGAAGTGCTTCCGGGGATGGGTTATTGCTCAGATCTGATAGCTCTCTTGCCAGATCAAACGCTGACTGCTTGCTGATGCCGAGGCGTGATGAAAGGGTGCTCACCGTTGCAGAAAGCGAGTTCACAATACCTGAGGCATATTGTCCCTGGCTGTTGGCCTGTTGAATGGCCTGACTCCAGTCATTGGTGGTTACGCCAAGAGCTGACAGCTCATCGTTGAACTTTTTGATGCTTGGAGACGCACCGCCAACAGCCGCCAGTGCGCGATCTCCTAACGTGATGAAAGCATCAGACGCGTCACTAATGGCCTTCGGAATCTTTGATATCGCCTGGTTATACTCGAGCAGCGCCTGATTTCTCAGCAAAGTAGCCACGTCGGCATTTACGCGTGCCAGGGCGGCATATTTGTCTGAAAGCGCGGCCACACCTTGCGAGGAAATGGTGATCACCTTATCCATCGCTTCAGCTGCGTCTTTCAGCGCATCCATGGCGTTCTTGCCGCCATTGAGCGAAGTGATCAGCACGCCAGCCAGTACAGAGCCAAGGGCGATTATAGCGCCAACCACGGCACCGCCAGGACCGAATGCGCCAGCAAGCTGTGACCCCTGTTGTGAAAACGCGACCAGGGCATTTTGCCCGCCCTGCACCTGCACGATGAAGTCCTGAACCTGGTAACCAGCCTGCTGCATGCTGGACTTCCAGTTTTTACTCCCACCAGCTGCAACATCAGTCATGCGTTTCATGTCGAACAACTGACCGGTAAGCTCACCTATCTTCTGCTTATCGGCCTCTGTTGCGCTTGCCCCTGCACGTAATTGGGCGGCCAGAATCGCGGCGCTGCGAGCCCCATTGGTTTGTTGCTCGCTCAGGATCGCTATTTGATTAGACAGGTCAGAGGTTATTCCGCTGATTCGGTTGGCTTCATTCGCCTGCTGGGCAAGTTGCTTAGCGGCTTCTGCAGATGCAGCTGAGGCTGACTTTTGAGCCTCACGCATATCAAAAAGAGCACCTGCGAGCTGAGCGATCTTGGCCTTTTGGGCGTCAGATGCACCCTCTCCAGCACTTAACTGAGCCGCAAGGATGGCTGCACTTCGCGATCCCGCCTGCATTTCAGTATTCAGGATGGATACTTCTTTCTCCAGTCCAGATATTGATGATTCCGCGCGCTGCGTAGCTGCTGCTATTGATGCTGCTGACTTGGCTGCCGCATCCGATGAGGCTTTCATGTCATAAAATGCACCGGCCAGTTCCGCGATAGTGCGCTTTTCTTCCTCGGTGGCATTCGCTCCAGCCCTTAGTTGCGATGCGAATACTGCGGCACTGCGGGCTCCATTCACCTGCGCCTCTTCAAGGATCGCAACCTGGTTACCGAGCGCCTCAATAACAGCATTTGCTCGGTTGAACTCGCTCGTTGTGCTTCCGGTACCAGTGCGAGCCTCCTCCATAGCACGCGCAATACCGCTAACGCTCGTGTTCAGCTTGCGAAGCTGGTTGTCCATCGAGTTTGCATAACCTGCCAGTTCAGTAAACGCAGATCCGGTTTGGGATGCGCTCTGATCGAGGTTATCCATTCCCTTGCCGGACTGCTGGGCTGCAGCATCCAGTTTATCCAGAGCATCAATGGCCTGTTTCCCGCCCTGCAGCAGCGGCTCAACGTCGGCGCTGATTTCATAAACGATGCTACCGGCGTTCTTCTCACCTGCCATGTCATTCTCCGGTTATTGCTTTGCTTTTGCCCTGCGTGCGGCCTGTTTAGCCAGGTACTCATCGGCGATACTGTCGTACTCTTCGCGAGTGAAGCCTTTCTGGTCAGGGTATTTCGCCGCCAGCAGCATCTGGAATTCGGTCATCGTTAACTTAGAGGCTTCGTCGCGGTTCATGCCGAAGTGACTACGTGCCGCGCTGATATAGTCGAAGGCTTTAAACTCTGTGGTGCGCTCGCCTGTTTCGTGGCGCTGCAGCTGGCGGACCTTAGCTTTTCCGACGACGCCGTGCTGCATGAGGTGCTGCGCCAGCACGATGATATCGTTCTTCGGCATCTGGCCCGGGCGGTAGACGACACAATGCCGCCAACCCTTCCACTCGCCAATCATTGGCGTCAGATCGTCATCGCAGCACGCCTGCAGCACCAGCATGCACGTTGATAACAGCTTCTCAGCGGCGCGGTTGAATGATGGTGAAAGCCATTCAGGAAAACGCCCCAGCGTGCCAGCGCACACCTCAATGAGCTGAGCGACATCATTGCCGTGGATAGTGGCGTACGTCTGCACAATCTCTTCCGGAGTGCCGATCCTGGTCATAGCCTCGAATGATGGCCGGAGCAGGTAATCTTTTCCGCCTTCACGGCTGTCGCTGATTGAGATTTCGCCAATATCGGTTAAAGCGGTCATAGGCCTTCCAGTAAACGGTCATTATCAAGGGCAGCACGCCGCCCTTTGGAATGTCCGTTAGGTAACGGTAACCGTATGCACGGCCACAAAGTTGCCGTCTTCGGTATTGATGATGATCTGCGCGCTGCCGGTGGCGACACGCGTCACGGTAACGGTGTTGCCTGAGGCGGTTGCCGTTGCTTTGGTCGCATCGGTAGTCGCTACAGTGAAGTTTTTGTTGGTAGCGCCGGTTGGTGCGATGTTCACCGTGAAGGTGCTGGTACCGCCTGCCGTACCGGTGCTGGTTGTCGGGGTCACAGTTACGCCAGTCACCGCAACCGCAGTGATTTCGTTCACTTCGATGGTGCTCGCGTCACCGACTTTGAACTCGGTTGAGAACGTGACGATGTCATTTGTGCCGCCGTCAGAGCTCAGTGCGGTGATGTTCATATAGCCGATGAATTCAACCGGGCCGTAGTCCATGCGCACCCAGATCCCAGGCTGGCGCTTGGCCTTGAGCTCGTCAGCGAAATACTTGATGAACTTGCCGACACCGTACTGATCCAGCTTGTCCTTCTTGCGCACTTCGCCTTCGAAGCTCAGGGTAAAGTCACTGTTGGTGATGATGGTCTCGACATAGCCGCCGCCGTCATCCGCATCAGAGGTAACCGAGTTCGGGTTGAAGTCGAAGCCTTTCGACGTACCAGCAGCCAGCGCCTTCCACTCACTTTCCAGTGGTTTGACGTCCGGGCAGCCATCGGCGACTTCCAGCACGACCGCACCGCCGAACAGGCGCTCGTTCGAGTTCTGGCAATTAGCCATGTGAAACTCCTCTTTGACGTATAAAAGAAAACCCGCCGAAGCGGGTTATTTGGTTGGGATGGCTATTCGCCGTAAGTGCAGGCGAACTGGAGTCGGAAGACTATTCGCCCTTCTTCTGTGAGCACCGGCGCGGGAATTGCGCCTATGTTCTGGATGTAGCCGACACACTCGTCAGCCATTGGGTTGGCCTGGACGTAATCGACGATGCGTTGCACGGCGTTTAGCGCGTCTTTGCGCTTGTCCTTCGCGCCGACAACGTCGACCAGGACGTGGTACTCAGAGCCGAGGTCAGTGCGGATATTCGAGCCTCCGTTTGGCCTGAACACCATGATCGCCTTCGACAGGTCGCCCGGGTCGTCGTACATCAGTTGCTGCACCGTGAAGCCTGTAGTTAGCCCGGCGTCGCCGAACATGTTGCGCACCCGCTCGTGCATCATGGGTGTCATAGCGAAAGCTCCTTGCGCATTACCGCATCAACGTTATCGCGCTCGTCATTCGCGCCTTTGGTCAGGAATTGAGGTTCACCATGCGGATCCCAGTAGTTTCCTGTTTCGGTCCCGCCGCCGAACTGCTGTCCGGCACGGGTCGTACCAAAGTGCGCGCGCGGCTGGCCTTTCAGCTTTCCAGACGCCTCATGCACATACGCAGCATAGTTGGCTGAGTAGCCGATGCGCCCGGTGATGTACACCCCGCCAGCGTCGATTTCACGGAACTGACTGTTAATCAACGTGGAGGTGTCGATCGGAGTGTAATAGGCCGCCCGCGCACCGATAAGTATCATCGCCGACTGCAGCGCGCGAATTACCTTGCGCCCCTTAACGTCGTTGATGACATCATTCAGATGCTTTTTCGCCTGGCTAATACCTTTCACTTTGATGCCCATGGCTACACTCCCGTCAGGATGGCGTAATCATCCGCCAGGCGCTCGAAAGTGTCGGCGTAGCGGATAACCTGACGCACCTCGTCAGCACCGGCCACAACCGGGTCTGCTTCGGTCGATACGCCAATCAGCAGGTAATCACCTGCCTCCGCAAGCGCGAACTCCGTCCAGACGGTATTCTTCACGACGATTTCGGCGCCCAGGCTGGCTAACTTTTTGCTGAGCCCGCCCTCATAATCACAGAGGATTTGCTCAGGTTCGGCATATCCCAGCGGGTCGCCGTATTCGTCATTGCCTGCCAGCTTGCGCCAGATGGTCGCCGTGGCGGTATAGCTCCAGTTCGCTACCGATGACATCAGCCCTCCTTCCAGCGCAGCACAACCGTTACGTTTCCGCCCTGGCCTTTAAGTTGCTCACGGCGCTTAATGTCGTTCGGTGGGATGCAAGAGCCCATGACGACTTCGCCAACACGATAAAGCCTGCTGTTTTGGAGTAACCCGCCTCGCTTCATTCTTTCCACCTCAGCACCTTCGCGCCCGTCGCCCGGATGCGCTCACAGTTGATATGCCACTCACCGTCCGATTTAACGTAGCCGGTAGTTTCCCGCCCGGTGTCCGTTTGCACCCAGACGCGAGACAACGCTTTAGGCTTGCTCGTCGTTACCGGTTGCCACTCCATCATCAGCCCCCGACGACAGCAAAGAACCCGACAGAATTACCCGCGCTAATTGGTAGCTCTCCAGTGCATCCGCTCGTGTCGAGTTGAGACAGAGAGTTTCTCAGCCAGGTAATGCTGTCATCGCCATATTCAAACGAGCGAGACGCGCCCGAAGGCGCCCCCTGCGATTTGATGCGGCGCGCGCCTGACGACGTAGCCATAAGCGCGGCGGCATACATCAGGATCAGCTTCGCGGTGCAGTCGTCATACCCAGAACCATCGAGGCACGGGATAATCTTGTTCACCGCACAGAGGACCGGCTCCAGCAAGGCGCCCGGGATGGAATAACCCAATTCACCGAGGTATGCCTGCACTTCTGCCGCTGTGATTGGGTCAGCCATGGTTATTTCGCCTTTTTCTTCAGCTCGTCGATTTGCTTCTGAGCCTCGTCGAGGTCAGCCTGCAGCTTAGCGTTGTCAGCGGTCAGCGACTCCACTTTGCCATTGGCCTCGTCGAGGTCAGCCTGCAGCTTTTGAACGTCGGCGGGGGTCGCCACTTCCAGAACCTGGTCGCTTACAGGGATCGCTTTTCCTGCCAGCCACAGCGGGAGAGTCTCGCCTTTGTATACTTCACCCTTTTTCAGTTCGTGGCTGTCGTGGGTGAGCAACCATTTTTGTTCTTTACCAGCCATACGGCCTCCGTAAAAAAGATGGGGCCTGAGCCCCATGAATTATGCTTTGGTCAGCTGGGCGTAACCGGCCTGGCCATTCGCGTCGTGTTTGAACTGCGGCGCCGCAGCAGCTAGCACGGAGAAGACATAATCGTCTTCCGGATTCTGGCGAGCTTTCGGGCGCATGGTCATCGGCATGCCGTTGAGGATCTGCACAACGTCAGGACGCTTAACTACACCCAGCAGTTCGTTTTGCGGTACCTTCGAAGCCGGAACCAGCGCCGCAACACCGGGGATTTCCATGATGCGGGACAGGATGGTCTTCGGATAGTTTGCCGCGTAGTCGTTCACAGACGCGTAGAACCAGTCTTTGTAGTTCACGTAGATGGTTACCGGGCCGTAGAAATTCTTGGACTGCAGCAGCCCAATCAGCGCGGAGATGGCCCCGACCCACTGAGCGCCGGTTGCGCCGTTCAGGTCAAGACCATGCGTGCCGGTTGCGCGGTTTGGCGCAGTGCGCAGGCCGTAAATGGTCGCGCCCCCGACGTTGATGTTTGGATCGCCGTTCAGCACCATGTCTTCCAGCTTCTCAGCCACTTTACGCTGATGGTTGGAGATGGCGTCGCTGTCCAGAGAGTAGCCTTCAGTCTGCGCTGCCAGCATCTGGCGCCAGCCGAAAGTCAGCTCACTGTCGATGATAGGCAGCGGCGTGCCTTCGTAATCCATGACAGGCTGATCGCCCTTCGCCTTGCCGCGGCCATCCAGGCTGATGTTTACATCACCGGAATCTGACAGAGTCATGAAGTAGTGAACGATCTTACCGAGTGCCATCGGGCGGGAAACGCTGGCGGCCAGGTCGTTAAACACTGACAGCACGTCGCGCTGAACGGTAATCGCAGAGCGGTCCCATTCGCCCCAGACATCTTTCGGCAGCACAGAGGCGTTACCGACGAGATCATCAAACGCAATGAACTGACCGCCAGCTTCGTTGACTGCAAAGCCATGCTGTGCAGCCATATTGCGCTGCATCATGTCCCAGCGACGGCGCGCGTTGATGATCAGTCCCTGCTGTTGTGGAGTAAACTTTAACATTCTTGTTTTCCTTATGCCTTGGCGTACGGAGTGGAGAGGATCACCACGTCGGCGAAACCTTCCGCCGCCAGAGTGCGCCCTGCTTTTTCGTCGAACGTAGCGACGACCTGGTTGCCGGTTGCGGCCGCTTTGAATACGCCGCCGGTACCGATAGTCAGCTCCTGACCCACCGTATAGGCCGCAGCAGCCAGGCGAACGTTGTATTCCTGCTCACCTTCAACGCGGTACGCCACGCCGGTTTCATTGGCTGCGTATGCGGTGGTGATTGCCTGACCGATGAAACGACGGTTGCCGAGGATGAACCAGCGGCCGGTGGTATCAGCGGAGGCTGCCAACTTGCCTGATGCAATCTTCACTGCCACGCCTGGGTTAAGCGCCGCAGCGACCGGCAGGTTGATGGTTTCCGGCTCGCGCTCGACCGGGCCACGATAGATGACGTTAGCGACCATTATTTAGTCCCCTCTTCCATACCTGCGTTAAGGTCGTAGCCTTTCCACTGGTCATTTTCAGAATTGACCTGCTGGAAAGACGGGTTCAGACCGGTGCTGGTCTGGCACTGTGAGTACAGGTCGTTCAGCGCGTCGCCAGCAAGCGAGTTGATCGCCGCTTCAGTCATGAACGAGAATTTCGCTTTAACCGCATCGCGCTTGGTTTTCAGGTCGCTTTCTGCGTTCGCCTGCAGCTGAGATTTCAGCGTGCTGATTTCATCGGTAAGCGGCTTCAGAGCCAGATTCACTGCGGCAGTAATAGCATCGGAGTTAATCTGAGCCTGGCCAGGGTCGCCACCGCCATCTTTCTTCTGCATCTGCTGGTTGTAGGCATCCCAGACCTGATCGTCGGTCAGCCCCTCGGTTTTAACGCCTGCGGCATTGAGCGCGGCGATCATCTTCTCTTTCATCGGGTTTGTTTCTCCGTTGGTTTTGACTTCGTACTCAGTTGGTTTGCGCACGACTTCTACTGGCTCGCCGACCAGCGTCACTTCGCTGTCATCGATGAGATATTTTTGCTGGAAGAGTTTGCTGCCCTCTTCGTAGATGAATTTGTCCGGCCAGACTGTCACGACGTAGCGATAGACATCACTGCCGGATGGCGCGCGGATAGCCTCGCGCAGCATTTGGTAGATTTCGTCGAATGAGGCGTCGGAGTTGTGGGCGAAGAAGAACTTCACCTTGTTCAGCAGGCCGTCTTTCATGCTGTTTGCAGCATCGATGAGGCTCGTCGCTTCAACATCAGCCTCTTGTCCGTCAGCATTGACGAACATGCCGACGCCTTCATCCGGCGTACCGGCGCCTGGCTCGTCTAGCAGGATCGCGATGTGGTCGAACTGCATGTTGTGAGCGACCCAGGAGTATTTCTTCTGCTTCGACTCCCCGGCCTTTTGCTCTTTGTTCAGCAGCAGACCGGTAGAGACATGAATCGGATCGGCGTTATTGCCGGAAATCATGTCGTCCAGGCGCTGAATAAGTCGCTTACCGTCAGGCTTGGTATCTGCCACAGCCTTATTGACGTATACGTCCATCACGACCTTGTCATTGGCCTTGCTGACGTTCTGAGCCCATGCCCCGGCGTAGTAATCGTTGACCGCCTGCGGGTCGTTGGCGCTAACGTATTTGCCGTTCACCATCGGGTGGCCGATCGGCATTAACTTGCGTTCCATCGTCTGGTAGCTGTTGTTAATCTCCTCCGCCGGGTACAGCCCGCCATTCATCACGATGTCATCGACGATCGGGACCGCACCACGAATGACGTAGTGTTCCTGGCCGTTGATGGTTGTCGTTGAGATGTTGGAGGCGTTGATGGCGAGGGATTTAACGTGGATGCTGGATAGCTTCACGTTGCGTCCTCTGATTTTCAGGCTGCTTTAGCCCATTGTTTACGTTCGGCTGCCAGCTTATCAGCCAGCCCTTCGTTGAAGATGCTGCCGTCGTCGTTGAGCAGTGCCGGAATCTGGCTGCAATAGCAGTTGTACCGGTTACCGTTCTCTGCGTAGAAGTCTCGCACCTCTTCGGTGGTGTAGACCTTGCCGTGACGGCTGGCATGCCAGGTGCGCGTCGTAGGCTTGAGCGCTGACAGCCACAGCAGGCCAGTGTTCAGCCCCAGCCGGTCAGCGGCCCAGTCAGTTTCGTTCCACTGAGCCTGCCGCAGCGCGCCGACCTGCTCAGTCTGAGCGATGGTCTTGGCCTTCGACATCGATACATCGAGACGCTTGCTGATGACGCTGGCCGTCTCGCGAGGATTCACACCGCGCGCTACTGCATCGGTGATGATGTTGGTCAGGTCGCCGCGGGCGGTGTCGCTGATAACCTTCCAGTCGCTGAACGTTGTCAGCCTGGCCGCCGCCACCTGATTAAGATAACCGGGGCTACTTAAAAGCTGCTGTAGCGTCGTCTGGCTGGCGTACACCTGCGACTGCTGAGAGAGATTATTGAATGCCTCCAGCGTTCCTCGCTGCGCTTCTGCGACGACGTAATCCATCGCCCAAAGGTTTTGCTCGCCGCCATCCAGCAGGTGGTCATCCAGAATGGCCTGCACCGCCTCAAGAAGGTCAGCCAGCTCCTGATTCGACATGTCGTAGATGAACTTGCCTGCGTTAACCTGGTAGAGCCGCATATCCTCGCCGTGATCGTGGCAGAGGAAGTGCCAGTTATGGCTGTTACCCTCACGCTCTCGCCCGGTCAGGCGCTGGTCGAACAGGGATTTTAGCGCCACCTTTATCGCGTAATACCGGTCCTCAATGTCGCGTTCCATCTTGCTGACTGACTTACGCGACATTGTTGGGTCAACTTTCGACCGTGGTATTACCGGACTTTTCGGCTTCTGACTGAGAGTCGGCCAGAGGATCAGGTTTTGGTTTGTTGCCATCAGGCGGAACCTCATCATCAAGCTCAGGCAGTGGTTGCAGTTCGCCAGCAGCGCGTATTTCGTTCTCTTCGATAGCCGAACGACCGAAAGCATTCGTCGATTTCACAGCCACGTCGGCGAGTTTATCCATGTTGGCAATCTTCTCTGCCTGGCTCGGCGCCAGCAGATCAGACCAACCCACGGTGATTTCTTCATTCTTGGCCGGTGGAATAATGCCAAGCGTCCAGAAGCGTGAAACCACATCGGTTATTACGTCAGTCAGGAAGCCTTTCCGGCGGCTCATCCTGGTTCGCCCCCAACCTTTGGCATCCTCAGTGCTTGCGCGCTCACCAGTCTGCATCCCAACGAGCTCTTTCACAGGGATAGGAACGGTAGCGCAGAACTCGCTCAGCGCGGTACGCCAGGTCGGCTCTGGGTCAGCTGCTGCAACACTCAACACCTCAGCGGTACCAGCCTGCATAAAGCTGGCGCTGTCGGTGCTGTCATTAAGGCGACGGACCTGCTGATCAAGCGCTTCAGCAAGCTGCCCCTCAGCAACGCCAAGGGCTTTGGCAAGTGCGGAGAAGTTCGTCTTCTCACTGAACGAGTAGTTGAGCTGGCGACTGGCGTTCTTCAGGAAGCCCTCAGACGCGCCACCGCTAACCTTCTCGATATCAAGCAGCTTGTTGAAACCAGCCTCAAGCAGAGACTTGCCTGACGTCATCACGCCATCATCAGAGCCCTCAGCCAGGATGATTACTCGATCAGGGTGCACGTTGATGATTCGGCCAGGTCTGGCGTCAAAGTTTCCGTCAACCGGCAATTCAGTGAACGAGTACATTGTCACTTCACCGAACGTTTCACTGTCCGGATTATCGTCCCAGTTAACAGGGTCGATTTGCGCTTCCCACGCAGGAATTAGCTTAACGAGGGCCTTTTCCTGAAGCCTTCCCACGATGGTGGTGTCAACAGGTTCGGACCACTTCTTGCTGTCTTTAATCTGAAGCAGGATCGCAGAGTAACGCCCAACCAGGTTGCGACGGTCTGCGCCTTTAATCTGCTCCCAGCAGCGTTTCAGGAGCTTGTTGACACGCTTATCCCACCCCGTTTGCTTCGATGCGTCCTTTGTCTGATCGCCTTCGTAAACATCAGGGTAGTCTTCCCAGCACCCGTCGAGCATGCGCGTCACGGCGGCACCAGCCACCGCATTACGCCGGTACGCCCGGTAGAAGTCATCAAACGTGAGATGCAGTGGGTAGCCGAATTCCTGGTAGAGTCGCTGGCGTTTGGTATTACTGGTGCCGTTAAACAGCATTGAGAGGTTTTTATTCCGCTCCCTCTCAACACTGGAGTTACTGGCGCGCTGTTGTTTCATTTCGCTTTCGGTCACGATGTCCTCCGTCAGCGCGATCGCACCAACATGCCGGTGATTTTTTGTGGTGAATGCAGTACGCGATAACGTGTTCCATCCCAGTCGTGGTCTTCTTGCTGGGTGTCGACGTCATCGGGGTTTTTATCGTCACGAACGAGCACCGGAATTCGGCTTATCCAGCCACGGCAATAGTCAAAAACGTAGAATGCTGGCTTCTCAGGCATACCTGATTCCAGCTTCACGCCTTCAACCACCGCTTCTAGCATATCCGCAAAAAGAGATGCGCCGTTGATACGGGAGCCAGGCTTCTTATCAGCTGGCAACCAGGTAACGCCCTGCGCTTCCATCTTCTGAGCGATCGATAACTCGTTATCTCCGGTGTTGAATATCGCCCCGTCAGCTGGTCCGGGGAGCACTTCGCTACAGATGCCCGGCATAATGTGAAGCTGGCCCTGCGTGACACCGTCGATTTGAATCTCTTCCGGCTCGTCGGCTTCTTCGCCCACCAGCCGCCTGTCAATCCACGCCACGCCTTTAGCGACGTTGGTGGATGACATATTCAGGCCTTTGTTCAGCTCGTCAGGCGGGCAGCCGTACCACTCGCCGATCAGGATTATCGAACCTGCCGGCGGGCAGAACTGTCGACCATCTGGCAGCTCGGCGGCAGTACCATCAGCCTGCGCCCACCAGAGGTTAGAGAACGGCTTCGACTCACCCCAGTCATGGGAGCGGTCAACTGTCCAACTATCCGGTATGCGGAACGGCTTAATGACGTGCAGCGATTCATTCCACAGGTGGTCGAATCGCCCACCACTGGTCACATCCCAGGAGCCCTCTACCCACGCTTTACGTCGGTTAGGGTCTTTAATAGCCATCAGGGTCGCAATGTACTGCGGGTCGAGGTAAGGGTTCTCTTTGAACGATCCGTGGATGGCCACGCGGGTAAGCGTGATTTCCTCTTCTCGTTCTGTCTGAGGGTTGAACACCATTTGCCGGTCGCGCTGCACGGTTCCGCGCGGCGCTGGCTCAATGAAGCGTTTCTTCACCCAGGTATGCCCGATGCCAAACGGGTTGGTAGTGCTGAACGTCTCCAGCGGGATCGGCCTCAGTAACTTGCCATTCTCCACCGGGTAGTTTTCCGGCCTGAACGATGAACGTCGGCAGGAGAACATCATTTCGTAGAATTCCGGGGACTGCTGTTTAGTCAGCTCGTTAAAGCCAATGAACGGGAATTCCTGCCCGTGGAAGTCCCAGTAGTCGTCCGCCTCTTTGCCGAAACGGAAGAGCAACTCCTCGCCAGTAGGCCATACCCATCGCAATTCGCTCGCAGATGACAGATAGCGCGCACCGTCGTTGAACAGGCGAAACATACGCTTCGACTGAGTGATGATGTCGGCAAGGTTCTTATATTCGGTGTCGAAGATGACGCCGCGCCAGAACGAGCCATAGCCCACGCCTACATTGCGCCGGAACCTGGCTAACTGCGCAGCTGTCTTTCCCGGTCCGCGAGTACCCTCGAACAGGATTTCGTTACACGGGCAACTCAGAGCCAAAGACTGCGATCCAGGCAGAGGCTTCCATACAGCTTTGTAATTCATCCACCGAGCACCCCACCCTGTTGTTTTTGCGCTGCCGCCTCCCAGTCATCCACGCTGTCACTGGTTGGCACCAGCATGACGTTATGCGTGACCTCTTTCGTTTCAACCTTATTCTCGATGCTGTAGGCCTCACGTTCGAGGCCGATCAGCGTCTTCAGGCTGTCGCTCAGGTCTTTCATGGATTTAACGCGGGAAGGCAGGCTGATTATTTTGTGGTACAGATCGTTGAGCTTATCCTGACCTTTGTCATCCTCACGGCGCATCAGGTCACCGAGCATCTCAAGCGCGGCCACATCGCCACACTCACCTGCAAGCTCATCGAATAGCATGTTGGTCAGTTCACGAGCCCGGCGGATGTCACCCCGGTGCTCCATGCGTACCGTGGCAATTACCTCGGCAGTCGCCTCTATTAGTACGCGTTCGGTCAAAGTGCTTTCGTTGCGTACCGTCCTGCGTACCTCCTGCTTGCGTACCAGATCGTCAGCCTTTTGCTGAATCTTCGCATTCAGGTCACGCGACCAGTCGTCACGCTTGGCACGCTTACGGATAGCGCCTTCACTGATACCGTGTTGTGATGCTATTTCTCGGAGGGACATCACTCCGGCCCGGTACGCCGTCTCGATGGCCTCCCAGTCCGGTTTGCTCATTCGTTACTCCGTTGTTTGTTCTGCTGGCTGCTCTACAGGCTCGAAGAGGAAGTCCTCAATGCTGTCCTGGCTGAAGTAGCGCCATTTGCCGTCATCCATTGCCAGGGCGACATAGCCATTGACGATCTCAGGCTGGCTGCGGGTCATGAGCCCCGTAAAAGACTCTTTGGATTTTTTGGTGATTGTGATTCTGTAAACGGTAGCCATTTCGTTCTCCACGTGTCGCAGCTGTTGCCCTGCTTCTCAGAAGTGCTTAGCCACTTACGGCTTACCCGTCAGCAAGATGCAGATCACCGCCTTATTGGGGTTGAGCATTCTTTCCTTGTCGGGAGGATTCGATTTTGCGAATTGCCGCCTTATCCAGATTGCACTGCCCTAGCGCCGTATAGAGCTGAGCGTTTAACTCCAGACTTGCCTGCCACGTGAACGGAACTACCATTCCGGGGATCGGCGTGTCTGCTGTCAGGTCAGCGCTTATCGGCACCGCCGGGGCCGGAACGTAAACTGTCTGCGTATTCCCGCAGGCTGTCAGCAGCGGCAGAAGGAACAGGCTGGTTAGCGCACGGATCGCCTTCAAGCGCCTGCCTGATGTAGACAATGCGCGCCTCGCCTTTTTTTGCCAGTTCGTTCTTTGCATTCTGGGTAGCCTGTGAGATGTCACGGATGAGGTTCATCGTGGTGATCACGTTGTTAGTGATCGCTTCCGATGTGTCGGCCCGGACCGTCGCCTTATTGCGCTGGTCTTTGTAGGTGATGGCGTTGTCGCGGTAGTGGTTAATCGCCCAGGCCATGGAAACCAGCAGGCAGATAACGACAGCACAGATAATTGCGGTTAATCGGCTCATTTCTGGCCCCACTCGCAAACTTCACGCTCAATCTCGCGTCGGGTAATCAAACCCTTCCACTGCTTGCCACCGGCATACGTCCAGCGCTGAAGTTCTTTGCAGGCACCCGGAACATCACCGGAGTTAAGCTTCTTCAGCAGCGTTGAGCTGGAAAAAGCACCAGAGCCAACGTTATAGGTGAAGGAGTAAAGCGCGGCGCGGGTAGGTTCAGGTATGCGAACCTTAATCAGCGGGTCGATGGCGTTTGCCACCTTTCGCAGATCTGCCTTAAGCAGGTTGTCGCACTCTTTGTCGGTGTAGCGGTGACCGCGGCGAATGTCGGCACCGGTGTGTCCATCGCAAACAGTCCAGACACCTACCACATCCTGATAGGCGTAATAGCGCCGTCCTTCCAGCCCATCTGCATTGCCCAGCATTACTGCAGCAATCGTGATTGCTCCGGATCCGCCAACTATGGCACCCACCAGCTTATTCCTGAGTGTCTGGTTCATCTCGGCTCCTGCTGCGGCGGTTGTCTTCGCGGATCTTGAAATAGAGATTCGTCAGATACGTCAGTACGGCAATGATGATACCCACCAGCACGCCGATAGCGTTCCACTGCTCGGGGCTGTAGGCATTAAGCATGCCGTTTAGGATGCTCCCGGCTGAAGCGCCATAGGCAGCACCAGTGGTTATTTTTTCCATGCGATACATGCTCTCACCTCGCGTAGTTAGCGGGTGCTGTGTGTGTTTGAAAAGGGTCAGGCCCTCGGGACGATTTAACAAGTAGGCGTGTCGATGATGGTTCCCGGAGCCTGAAATAAAAAACCCGGCGACAGGCCGGGAAGATGAGGGTAAGGCAATGTCGGCTCTCTGGCCGTAAATACCCTGGCTGGGTTTTGCTCGCCTGGCTGGATTCGAACCAGCGACCAACCGCTTAGAAGGCGGTTGCTCTTTCCTCTGAGCTACAGGCAAATTGGTGCCGGGCAAAGGAATCGAACCTCTGACGCGCAGCTTACAAGGCTGCCGTTCTGCCACTGAACTAGACCGGCGAATCTGGCGGGACAGGAAGGATTCGAACCTTCGACCATTCGGTTAACAGCCGAACGCACAACCGCTGTGCTTCTGACCCTGAAATGAAAAAGCCCCGGCGGGATGCCAGGGCTCATTTTACAAACTGGATAGTGACTATCATCTTCATGCCGCCGATGTAATTTAGGCAGCATATCAAAGTAGACTCAAATATGGCTCATTTAATTGACTTTTGCAATACCCTGCTGCGAAAAAGTCGCCTTTTGTTGTGATCGTGTTCTCACAGTACAGAGAAGAGAATCGCCATCAAGCCGCTTAAAGATGTCGCACATAGCCCGCCAGTAGTCGGCGTAGTTATGGCACCAATTATCAGGCTTAACGCCGCACAGAGCCGCCAGATCCTGGTGCTGATAAACGTCCTTGCCCGCCAGCTCCGCTTTAACATCCTGCGCCGCCAGCCAGATAAGCTTCTTCAGGCGCTCCAGCGTCTTGCCGGCCACCTTTTTCGCGCCGAGCTGTTCCCGGAACTCTGCCCACGCCCACTGGGTGATCGCCACCTGGTACTCGAAGCGTATATTCTCGCTGTAGTTCCAGAGCAGCCATGCCTTCTGGTGGTCTTCCAGCGACAGCAACGCGCGGCGCCAGGATGCGGTCACGAACTCGACCGGACCCACCAGCGCGATGGATGAACCTTTGGCGCGGGACTGGCTGCCGCTCATCGCCGGTCCATCAGGGTTAACTTTGCGGCCGGTGACCGGATCGGTGATTTTCTTCCGGCCCCGGCTGCGCGCAGTCGCGGTGAATTGCGCGTTCTCAGCGAAAGCTACCAACTGCCCTTTCGTCGCCCCGCTGAGGTCTGCGGTCGCCACAATGAGCTGCTGACGTACGTATTCCAGTTGCTGACTGTTCATGCGGCTTCCTTATGTGGCTGGTTGGTTTTGGTCTGGCTGTGCTTTGCTATTGGTGACATGCTGGCGCGCTTAACGCTTTCTGCCTGGTATCGATGGAAGTCGGAGTGGTTCATGCGGCCTCCTGTCGGCGGGCCCGGCGTTTTTCCAGCGCGCGGGCTTTGCGTGTGAAAATGGATTTGATGCGCTGCAGGTATGGGATGTCGAACCGGCGGACGGAATTGTCGTTGTTTATCGCCTCAACTTTTTCGGCACCGATTCGCTCAATAAGGCCCTGTTCAAATGCCTTTTGCGCGCCGTCCCGATCCCGGTTGCAGTAGACACACTGGGCTGCGGTATTGTGAAGGTTGAAAGCGAGGTGCGCCGCTGCGCCGCGGGTGCGGTAGTGGCCGCAGTCCATGGTTCCGCCAAACTTCTGCTCCGGCAGCCTGCCGCAGCTGATGCACGGCTTACCAGCATCCCTCAGACGGACGTAACGATTGAAAGCCGCCTGCGCTTCAGCTCTCCACTGCGGTTTCGTTTTTAGCGCCACTTTTCTTGCTTTCAGATCCCGGCGCTCCGCGCGCTCTTTCTCTTTACGTTCCTTAATGCGTTTAGCCGCGGCTTTCACCTTCTCCTTTTCGCGCTCCTCCATCGCGAGGATTGCGCCATGCTCCGGGCTGCACCACCGGATCCGGATGTCGTGGAATTTCGGCACGAAGTATTCACCGCATACTTTGCACTTACGGCGGGATGGTTTACGCATGGGCATCACCTTGGACCTGTACCAGCGTGAGTTTTCCGCAGAACACGGCACCGGTGTCGATGTACATCTGGTTGGCATATTTCAGGGGCTGGCGCGCTGGGGTGTGTCCGAAGATAAACAGATCTGCACCGACTATCGGCGAGACAATGCCGTCCTGAGCTTCGCTAACCCGTTCGCGATTCCAGATGACCAAGTCTTTCGGGACCGGCTTGTCGAAAGCATATTCGTTATGCGGGTAGTCAGCGTGGCAGATAACGACCTTCCGTTCAGCGGTAACCAACTCGATGACGAATGGCAGATCAGCCGCTTTGTGAACCAGAGCCTTAGCCAGTACTTCTTTGTCATAGTCGAGATTGAAGAACCAACCGCCACCATTTGCCAACCAGTGAACGACGTTTCCAAACTCAGAAAGGCCATCTACCATCATCTGCTCATGGTTTCCTCGCACTGCCCGGAACCAAGGCATAGTAATCAGCTCCAGGCACTCGACGTTTTCCGCGCCGCGGTCAACAAGGTCTCCAACCGAGATCAGCAAATCACGCGCCGGGTCGAACGAAGCTTTTTCGAGCTCATTCATCAGCAGCGTGTAGCACCCATGCAGATCGCCGACGACGAAGATATTGCGCCAGTCAGCGCCATTAATGCGTTGATACATGCTCATGCGGATTTTCTCCTCGCTGCGAGGCGCAGCCATTTCTGATCCACTAGGCGGGCGGTGTAGTCCTTCATGGTCGGGATGTCGGACGGCTTAACCACGGCCTTGCGCTGTCGGCGCGCCGGAACGCGGAAGATTTCGTTTGTGATGACGCGTGCGAGAGGATTACCCATGGGAAGTCCTCCACTCTTGCGCCCAAGCGATGCGCTTATTGGATGCTTCGGAGAACTTCACGCCGCGGTCGGTTCCGAACCAGTAAATCGCCTCGATGACGTCGACCATGTAGCGCTTGCTGGATTTGGATGTGCGGACGCCGAAATATACGCGGCCACCGTTGATGCCCGGGGCTGATTTCTGTTCCTGGTCCTGAGTCTGATTCACCAGAACGGTGATGAGGTCCTTCCATTCCTCGCGGGTCAGCTTTTCGCCGTGCCAGACAACCTGAGCAGACAGGTCTTTCAGCAGCGGCCACATCAGGCGGTTCTGCTTGTCGGTGCGTGTCTCTTCCCGGGCCTCAACAACGATCGGCGCGCGTGGGTTTACTGGCAGGGTGCGAATGTATGCGATGAGGTTGTCTTTAACGGTGTCGTTAACGATGCAGTAGTGCTGTTTCAT